ACTCATTTCTTTTTCTTGTCGTTGGCATAGAAGCCACTACCTTTAAAGCTAAGACCAAAAGTGTTATATATCCTAGCCATATCACCATTACATACACTGCATTTAGGCTTAGGTAATTGCTCTCTAATACTTACTGTTATCTCTTGTGTGATACCACAGCATTTGAATTCATAAGTAGCCATCAAGGTAGTAACAATCCCATTAGTATTCCTGTAATTATCCATGATGAAACTATTGATACCAGTATTATCAAATCAAACATATTTACCACCAATAGTTCGCTTTCCAGAACGCCCATGCTTTGCATGGACTTCCATATCTGTAATTTGCATAGTCTATTGCTAATTCTACCTGTTGATATGGATTCATGCCTTTAGCGTTTCTGTGTAGAAACTGCCATGCTCCATAAGCACCAGATGATCTATTAACTGCGTTATATCTGATATTAGATTCTTTTATTGCAATTCTAAATAGACATTCTGTTTGAACATCACCAATCATTGAAGCTGAATAGCGAAATGGTGTTAATTGTGGCATTGGTGTCGCCTGTCCTGCTGGGCTTGCACTGCATAGAGCTATCCCAATAGCGCAGGCTACCCCACGAGCTAGCCGCAAGCGGCTCGTGGTGAGCCTCTGAAAGGCTCTAGCCATAAGCGTACCAGATAAGTCAAATATCTTCATGCTTAGATTCTCCTGTAATCTCATTATGTGATATGTGATTTATATTACTATTTTGCTAAGCCCATTGAATGTAGTGCTTCAGCGTTTGATAAACCTAAAGCATATAAAGCTGTTCGAAATACAATTGGTTTAGACGGCATCCCATCTGGTCTATCAAATTTGTAATTATATGGAAGCGGCAATATGGCGTCGCTGGCTTCCCACATTTTGTCCCACCATCTACCGCGAGTAATAGGCAGCAAAGCAATACCCTTGCCATGATCTAAGAACTTTTCCACCCACGGAGTTGGATTTGAATATGGTGGATTCATCCAGACATTTCCTAGCCATTTGTTTGTAAGCCCATCACTGCAACATTTACAAAACCACTGCGTTGGATTGCTGTTTGGTCGTGCGTGTGGCGCAGCTACATCTAAATCAAACTTAACCCCAAGACGTTCAAATAGTTCTAAAGGCGTGTAATGTTCGTCGCTTGTGCCTTTCGGTAATGAATGATTTGTATTAGTCATTTGCCAGTTCCTATCGCTTCACATACCCAGCAATCATCACCTTTGACGATCCACTTGCCGCATTGGCAACGCACAATAGCTTCTGGGTTTTTTTGTTCTTCAAGTAATGGCATCATGTCGCCTAATCGTGCTATAAACACATAATCTTCTGCTGTTTCACCTTGTCCATTACAGCGCATAACAACAAACTTTAGTTTGCCATCATCACGCTTTTTCTGTTGGTCTATCCATGCTTTTGGCTGAAATGCCGCCCTAGCTTTGACCTCGATATCAAAAGGCGTCCCAAGCACATCGCTGCCCGATGCCCCACTATTTACTACTTGAGCACTTCCCCACACTCTTGCGAAATAGTTGGCAACGATATGCTCAGTCCGTCTGCCACGAACTTTACGACTATTCTGCGACATCGTCAATACTCAAATATTGCGCATTAGCTTTAGCCCAGCCAGTAAAGCAATAACCGCATACACAGAAATACTCATATCGAGCCATTCGTGTATCTGTGCATTTAGAGCAGGTGCAGGTTAATTGGCGTCGATAGACATTAACAGTTGCCCATGATCCACAGATATCACATTCGTCTTTATCGACTTCTTTTAATATCCAAGTCATGACTTATTTACTCCATGACATGACTTACATTCCCATATTGCATCTGCATCTGTCTGACCGCCCACGTTAGTTAGCTCATAGTTGGGTCTTGGAGTATTACAAACATCGCAGACTTCATAAATTGTAATTTCTTCATCTTCATCGAAGACTATTTCTGTGCCATCTGGTCTTGTAATTCTTAAATATCCCATTAAAGCGCTCCTTGTTCTACTACTGGCTTTGGTGCTATCCACCGACCAGACTTGTCCATCACATACCAAAGCGGTTCACATTGGTTTAATCGCTCACGCTCGGCGCATACATAACCAAAGAAAGGTTTATTGGTCTTACCTACGCCTTGCTTTTGAACTCTTGCACCATGCTTACACATTGGTATTTCTTCTGGCTTAATGCCATCGTTTAATTGTGTTAAAGCTTCATCTAAATCCACTGGCATTGGCTTTTGCTCGATAGTCCACGGATCTGACGGCTTCTCCACCGGAATCTTCTCGCGAGTAAAGTTCTCTACTCGTTTCTCGTATCGATTAGATACTTTTGCCATTTCTTCTCTAGAAGCTCTTTTGCCTCTGGTTGCATAACCGCAATTCGCCAATGCGCGCCCGATAGCAGAAGTTTCGCAATTCTCAAGCGCACTTGTAGCATTAACGCCCCTGTCGGAAATATGCTCAAAAGCAAGCCCAGATACCCAATATCTTGCATCAGCTTCTGTTCGATACAGTCTAGCCATGACGATAAATCTGCTCGGTGTTGCTTCGATAAGTTCAGTTTCAATTCGTCCATCTGGGTGATCCTTCCAAAACTTAATCAGTCTTTCTTCTACTGTTTCATAATCTTCTAGGTTAAAAGCCATTTTTTGATTTCTCCTGTGCTTCAAGTAGTAAAGAAATAATTATTTCGACTTCATTTGCAATTTGACGAGCTCTTGGCACTTGGTCTAAATACCTTTCGACCTCTTCGTATAAATCTTGCAACTCATTGACGTATCTGTCTTTATTGGGAAAATCGATTAACATTAGTCCAAATCCTCTCTCGGTGTCTTGGTTAGAGCTGCTGCTTCTGCAAGGTAACAGATGGCGTCAATATAATTGTCCAAATGGTCAGGACTGTTATAGATCCGTGCGAGTTTCGTTGCGACCATGTCCAGACACCATTGTTCGGCGCTTCTTGGAAATTCGTGGATAAGGGACTGCAAAGCCGCAGTTCGAAACGCTGTAATATGAAAGTTGTCGTAGCGCTCTTCTCGTTGCAATAAGATGTCGTGAGCTTCATTAAGGACGTCATTAGCGTTCACCGAGATTCTCCAAAATGCCGCGAGCGGTGTTAGCTGCTATCGCAGCTTGGACTGCTTTACCTCGATTGTATGCTTTTAGGTAAGCGTCTTGCTTTTCCCATCGACCCATAACAAAGCCAACGAGCAATGAAGCAAAACATAAAGCAAAAACTATAAAATCTGTGTTCATTGTTTCCTCTCTTTGTGGTCTTTCCACATGAGTAGGTTGCCTGTCTTAGCAGGGTATTACAACACCGCAGTAAGCGTGTCGTGGTTTTGTTATATAATTGTTATAGAGCGAAAACGCGTAAGTAGCTCTCCCGCCTTAGCCTCGTGGTTTGCTCAGCGACACGGGGCTTTGTGCTATCTATAAACCTTGCCATAAATGGTAAATGATCCGTCGGAATTGACTGGGACTGGTATCGGTGTAACCTGCTTATCATAGACTTCGATAATGCCAAAGCCCATCTGCCAATTAGCGCTGCCAGCCTTTAGATAGCCAGCTTTGCGGCTATCCATGAGGTTACCTACCTCAAAGCCCCAAAGGGTCTTAAAACGGCCTTTGAAGCCCGTAGAAACCCCTTGTAAGCCCAGTCTATGGGTATGACCACATACAACAGACACACCAAACTTATTAGCCAAGCCTGCTGCTGTGCCGCCTGCATTTTTATTAAGACTTCCCTCGTCCCCATGAACTAATACCCAGTTTGGTAGGAATTCGTAGGGTTTGTTATGGAACTTGATTCGAAGTTCATCGAAGCCCATGAATTTAGGATAGTTGAGTTCAGGCAAACTGAGCAGACTAGGCGCTCCTCTGAGGAGTGTGTGGTAGAGGCGGTCTGTGTGGTTTGAGCGCGTGACGTCAGTGACGCCCAGCTCCCAAAGAATTTCGCGGCAAGCTTCTCTATCAGCATCTAACTGTCCCTCATATTCTAGCGGTGTGCCTTTAGCCCACTTGCTTTGTGACTGCATATCAAGTTCATCGCCTACGCAAAGAACTTGGTCAAACTTCTCTTTTCGTACAAATTTAATTAAATTTTGTACAGATTTTTCATGATGATATGGAACCTGTAAGTCCGATATAACCAGAATTCTTTTCTTAATCGTCGTCCTCATCTTCGTAAGGAGTATGATCAGGATTATTCGGGTCGAAGTCTGGTAGCTGCGGTAGGAACCATTCAGGCCAGCCAAATTTGTCGGTGCAGACGCCTAGCGCCTCATCGGGCTTAAATCCTGCCTTGCGTAGGGCAAGGTAATACTCGCGGATTTGAATAGCGTGAATTTCTAAAGGAGTGTAATCCTCAAGCTTCACAGTCTTAACGCGGCTTGGTTTCTTTCTTGCTGCCATATGCGCTCGCTATCCATTCAGTAGCTTCAATAAGATAGTAAATCCCGTCGGTGCGACAGTCACCATCTGCTAAAGCCATGCCTTATTTTGCCTCTAAAAGTATGCGGTATATCTCATCGACACGCGCTTCAAGACGTGTAACTTGGTCTTTCATGCTAGAGCCATGATTAGGTTTTAACTCTGCGAGTGTTTCTTTAACTTTATGCTTAAACCAGAAGTTAATTCCTGCTCCTATGACGCCAAGTGTAAATAGGTAACCGCTGATTGCGGTAGCCCACATAGATACGTTGTCAATGCTCATAAGACTGCGACGAAAACGCCTACTGTAACTGTGCCTTGAGCAGCGATGCCATAAAGCGCAGAGCCATCTGGAACTGTAAAGGTAATCTTGTCGCCATTATCTAGCTGCAAACCAGTGCTGGTTGTAACTGTTGAATTGCCAACATAAAGAGATCCTTTGGCGTGTAGGTGAACTTCAAGCGGCATACCATTAGCGGTTGCTAGAGCTACCGGTGTCCCATCTACGACTGTTTGTGAGGTGCTAATCGACATTATTTATTTCGCTTCGGTAGATAACCAAAGACGCCGCAGAGAATGGCGCTTAGGACTGAACGATAGTCAGGCTCGAAATTGCTAATCTGCCAAGCCAATAGGAAAGACCCTAATGCCATAACATAAGGATTGGTTAGTTTCATTGCTTACTCCATTTCGGTCTTATAATAATTCGAACGAGCGATATTGCACGATTCTTTCTTGCGACGCCGTCGCCGTTAGTCTGCGACTGTGCGCCAGTGTTACCCTCGATGGTTCGTATGAGGTTGGGTTTAGTCGGATCGTAATCATCAGTGAGAATCCCCACGTGTTCACTTCGCCCACTTCGGCTAAAATCAAATAGAACCAAGTCCCCTTTTTTAGCTTCTGCATAGGGAACCACCCGATTGTTTGCTCTGCCCCATGCTTCAATGTAAGGGCAGTAGGCGGTATCAGGAATTGCTTTCGCTTCTTCGCCTTTAATAAAGCAAGCTCTAACGAAAGTAGCGCACCAAGGCTGATGATTGGCATGACCAGCAATCTTGGCAAACTTGTTATCGTTGTTAGCGCCCTCTTTATAGCCGATTTCTGCAATAGCGGCATCGAGAACCTTACTTAGCGGCATCTTTCAGGCTATCTAAATATGTTTGGTAATCAGAATTAGTTGGATCAGTTGGAATAAACCATACAGTCCCATCTTCGTCTGTTCTTTTAATAAATTCTTCACCTGAAAATTCAGATACTAATAATTCATATTTAGGCATTTTATAACTCCGAGCTAAAGTCGATACTTGCATTGGCATTAACCGCATTTACCGCACCTGCATAACCAGCAGTAGCGGCTGCTGTAGTAACTGTAATTGAATAAACGTCAACACAAGCAATATCTAAAGCCAAAGCGGTCGCGGCTCTGCCTGTTCCATTTGAATAAACTGTAAAATTTGTTGGGTTATTAAATGTTGCCGATGGGGTTGTTCTCATGGTTTGTTTCATTGGCACATGAGCAGTAAAAGATGTGCTGGTGTAATAAGCGCCAATACATAATGGGCCAGTAGTTCCGTTTGCGTTATAGCGGTAAAAATATCTCTGGCAAGCCGCTAATTCACCTTGAATATTTCCGCCTGCACGGGCAAAGGTAGAAGCATAAGAACCAAGTTCTAACTGCGCTTCGCCCACTTCGTAGTAAGCACCAGATGAACCAGTTGCGCTTTCTCCAATGCTAACTTTAATGCTGTTTGCAGTTCCGTCATTCGGGACAGATACAGTTACTGATGCTGTGTACCAGTCGGCAGAAGTGGTTGCAGTTGGAAGCGAAGCGTTTGAAACTGTTGTAGAACCTAGTGAAGTCCAAGTAGCGCCAGCGCCAGCATCTACTGTTGAAGACTTGCTAACTCCGACTGATAGGTTTGCGGCAAAAGAAGCATTACGACGAAGCTTTACGCTAAATGTTACTGTGTTGCCCCATAGTGGCGCAGCCATAGCAGTTTCTAAAAATTGCTGTGCATTAGCAAAAGCGCTTGAAGCTGTATAAGCAATTCTCATGCAATAACGAGAACCAACTGGCGCACCTGTTGATTGCTGGGAAACTGTTGCACCTGAACTGTAAGCGGTGTACCAACGATCTAAAGAATAAGAAGTTGGGTTCACGATGGAAGTTCCACGCTGTGCTATATC